AAAGTAACAGACGAAGTTTTCCTTGAAATGATCCATGAGCAGCTTGGAAGGTCGAGTGCAAAGTGTGGTCACAAATGTTGTTCTGTTGATGAGTTGTTGGGGCGCATGACAAAAGAGCAAAACGTTTCAGCTAACGGGCTTGCGGAGATTAATAGCAATGAACAGGGATAAACAAATGAGCACAGAAAACACTATAGATTTCCAGAAAAAGGCGCTGCCCGTAAGTCCGGTTGAGCGTCTTGTTAACTGCCGTACCGAGATTATTGGGGATTGTACCCTTTATCTTGGGGACTGCTCTGTAATTTTGCCACAGTTGCCGGACTTTGATTTGATTCTGACTGACCCTCCTTATGGAATTGGTGAAGCCGCTGGGAAAAACAAAAGCCGGGGGGGGCCTATTGCAAAACCTACTGATTTTGGTTGTGACAGTTGGGACAATTCACCACCTCCGTTCTGGTTGTTTCTTTTGATGTGTGACAAAAGCAAAAACTCCATTTTTTGGGGTGGAAACTATTTTGGACTGCCAGAATCTTCATGTTGGCTGGTATGGGATAAAGACAACGGTAATACTGATTTTGCAGACTGTGAACTTGCATGGACAAACATTAACAAGGCTGTGCGAATGCTAAAACACCGATGGAATGGGATGCTACAACAAAACATGGCGAAGAAAGAAAAACGAGTACACCCAACACAAAAGCCCGTCCCTGTTATGGAATGGTGCCTGACACATGCACCAAAAGCAATGACAGTTTGTGACCCATTTATGGGAAGTGGAACAACTGGCGTGGCCTGCGTGAATAAAGGACTTGAGTTTGTAGGCATTGAGCGAGAAGAAAAGTATTTTGATGTTGCTTGTGAAAGGATTGCAAAAGCGATTCAAACAAAACCACGGCTTTTCGATGCAATACCGAAGCCAAAACAGGCCGAACAACTGAGTTTGATTTAGGCAGTTAACAATCTCATGTGTGCAATCAGTCGGGGGAATAGAAAAGTATCGACTGAAGTGCTCGGTAAGCTCACCGATATCGCTGTCACGTGCATCCGTGGAGCTAGGTCATACCAGCACAACAACACACAGCAGGCAAACGTCCACGGGCTTGACGAGGGCTACCATGAGCAACACTAAACACGAAACAACAGAAGCAATAAAGAGAGCATGGGCAGACCAACACGGAAACATACTAGCCGAGATAATCCCGCCTGTGCCGAAAACATACAGGCGTGGGTTTGAGGCAGGGCTTGCGTATGTGGCAGCGAAGGACGGTGAGAAGGTTCAGGGGTTTTGGAGACGGTGACAACATGATTAAGGGAAAGGTAACATACAAGCCAGCACTGAACTATCTGCGGAAGATAGAGAAGCAATCAAAGTATGCAACCGCTGTTGCCCTAACAAAGACAGCGTGGAGTGTTAAAGCTGACGAGGTTAAGGCGCTTGATAACCACCTGAACAAGCCTACACCATTCACTAAGAGAGCATACAGGGTACAACGAGCAACAAAGAGAAGGCTCGTGTCATCTGTCTATGCGGCACCAATACAAGACAAATACCTACAACATCAGGTGCATGGCGGCACAAGCAAAGGTCATGTCCCAGGTAAGCGCCAGAAGCTCAACGCTTATGGCAACCTACCAAGGCGAGCAACTAAGCGTAAGAACACGTTCAGTGCGACAATCAAGGGCGTGTCGGGGGTATGGCAAAGGAAGGGCAGAGGTAAGAGCAAGAAGGTTATACTAGTGGCGCACTTCCCATCATCAAGAAGCTACTCAAAGCGCCTACCATTCTACAGGGTAGCAAGGGGCACAGTTGATAAGCGGTTCCCTAACCATTACCGCAACGAATTTAAGAAGGCGATGAGGTCAGCAAGGTGAAAGGTACTGTGGGCGAGGTCTATCGAGGGTGATTCGCGAGGTCGACATTTTTTTAGCGACAATATTTCGCTAGGAGCAACAACACTAAATGCAGGAATGGACAGTAAATAGCCTTTCAATTGAGCTTCGTAGAGATAGAAGGACACTAACGAAGATAATCGCTGAATCTGGCCTTAAACCAGTTAGTGAGGGGAAAAGATCCAAATATTACCACTTGGCTGATGTCGTCGGTGCCTTGTTCGGTAGTGATGATTTAGACCTCCAACAAGAAAGGGCAAAACTAGCACAGAAACAAACAGAAAAAGCAGAGTTACAAATTGCAGAGATGAGAACAACCCTTATTGACGCAGAAGAAGTAAAAGAAACGTGGACAAAATATGTAATGTCTTGTCGGGCGAAGTTGCTTTCACTCCCTACAAAGATGGCAAGCGAGGTTTTAACTGTTGATACACTGCAAGAGGCTCAAGACGTAATAAAACTTCATGTCAACGAGGCATTAAAAGAACTTGCAACCGATTAAGCAACTACTCAGTGATGTCATGGCGCTTTGGATGCCGCCCCCTAGTCTCAGCGTCTCCGATTGGGCAGATGAGTATAGGAAGCTTTCCCCTGAATCGAGTGCCGAGCCGGGGCAATGGCGAACTAGCAGAGCAGAATACCAAAGGGGAATCTTAAACGCTTTGAATGATCCCGCTGTAGAAACTATTATCGTTATGTCGTCGGCTCAAGTTGGAAAGACTGAAGTTATTAATAATATCGTGGGCTATTACATCCACCAGGACCCTTCACCTATCCTTTGTTTGCAGCCAACTCTTGAAATGGCGAAGACATGGAGCAAGGACAGACTCGCCCCTATGGTGAGAGATACCCCGGCACTTGCAGGAAAGTTAAAAGATCCACGTTCAAGAGACGGAGATAACACTTTACTGCATAAAAAATTTGCTGGTGGTCATATCACCATGGCCGGGGCCAACTCTGCCGCTTCTCTCGCCTCAAGGCCAATCAGAGTTGTGTTATGTGACGAGGTTGATAGGTACCCGGTATCTGCTGGCACAGAGGGCGACCCGGTAAACCTTGCAAAAAAAAGGACTACAACATTTTGGAACAGAAAAATAGTCCTTACTTCCACCCCCACAATCAAAGACGCGTCGAGAATTGAAGCCGCTTTTGATTCTTCAGACCAAAGGCGTTTCTTTGTCCCTTGTCCACATTGCGAAGAAAAACAAGACTTGAAGTGGAAAAACATTAAATGGGAAGAAGGGCATGTTTTTTATGTGTGCGAACATTGCGGGGCAACTATCGAGGAAAAGCACAAGATTTCTATGGTCGCAAATGGTGAGTGGATAGCAACTGCAAAAGCGTCAGCAACAAAAACAGCAGGGTTTCACTTGTCGGAGTTAGTCAGCCCTTGGGTATCATGGTCAGAAATGGTTGATAACTTTCTTGAAGCAAAGAAATTTCCTGAGACTTTAAAGACATGGATTAACACGGCACTTGGAGAAACTTGGGAAGAAGAAGGTGACGGAGTATCGGGGGATGAGTTGCAAGATCGTGAACGGGTTATCGGCGTCCATGATTCTGTGTTGTTTATCACTGCCGGGGTCGATGTCCAGAAAGATAGAATAGAATGTTCTGTGATTGGATGGGGTTTAGGTGAAGAGGCGTGGGTGATTGACCACGTTGTCTTGATTGGTGACACTCAGCGTCAAGACGTATGGGAGCAATTATCTGACCAATTACTGAGAGAGTTTGAAGGGAAAGAAACAATGAGGATTTCAAGAATGTTTATTGACTCAGGCCATCAGACTCAAGACGTTTACCGATTCTCCATCAAATATTCCACAAGAGGTGTTTTCGCAATAAAAGGTCAGTCCCAGGACGGAAAGCCTGTCACAGCAAAACCAGCAAAGCGCAAACGTGGAGAAGTAAAACCTGTACCCATCGGAACTATTGCCGCAAAAGATGTGATTTATGGAAGACTAAAGATAGCCGAGCCCGGCGCGGGATATGTCCATTTCGCTGACCACCTTGACGAGGAATATTTTAAACAACTTACAGCAGAGCAGGTTTTTACAAAATATGTCCAGGGTACGCCACGGAGATACTACAAGCAAACGAGAGATAGGAACGAAGCGCTTGACTGTTTTGTTTATGGGTATGCCGCAATGGTGTTTTTAAATGTTACTAAACTTGAAGTAATCGCAAAGAAAAGGGAAATAAAATTATCCAGACGAGCAGAGACAACAGACGCACCACCACTCACGGCATTGAAGCGAAGACAGCCAGTAAAAAGGAAAGGGGGGTTTGTTAATGCCTGGAAATAACCCGATTTGTAGGAATAGCTCAGAAATAGGTGCATATCTTGGAATTGATAAACGTTCTGTCCCGTACTACCAAGAAACCCACGGCTTACCCGCTTGGAAATTCGATGGAAAAGGAAACTGGAAGGCTTTAAAAACTTCCCTAGATAACTGGCTCTTTGAGATGGAGCGCAAAAACATGCAGTCCGAATAGTCCGTCAATAGTTAAAACAAGCTATTTCCTGTCCTGAGCGTGACTTCTTTTACGCTATCCTGTTTGCCCCATAAAGCGCTGTTAAGGTGTACGGTATATGAATATACCTGCTTCCTTCACTGCTGGCGATTCACTAGCCTACACAGATTCTCTTTCTGATTACCCGGCTTCTTCAGGTTGGGTGCTTTCATACGTGCTTGTAAAAGATGGCACACAAATAAACATTTCTTCATCTGCTGACGGTGACGATCATTCAGTATCGGTTCTTGCTTCAGCAACAGTTCTTTACGATTCTGGAACTTATCACTGGCAAGCCTTTGTAACAAAAACCACAGAACGATACACAGTAGGAACCGGAATTGTCGCTATTAATCCAGATTTTGCCACTCAATCAACTGGCCTGGATGATCGCTCACACGCAAAGAAGGTTCTCGACGCTCTTGAAGCTGTCATTGAAGGAAAAGCCGGGAAAGATATTACCTCATATTCGATTGGCGGTAGATCCGTAACGAAGATGACACCAGAAGAAATACTCATGTGGCGCGATAAGTACAGGGCAGAATACCGGAAAGAACAAGTCGCAGCAGGGAACGTAACAAGCAACACAATCAAAGTGAGGTTTGTTTGATGTGGCCCTTCACTAAAAAGAAAACCAAAAGAAAGCTCTCGAAACGTAGTTATTACGACTCGGCAGCAATAAACAGACTGACAAACGATTGGACAGTGACCCAATCAAGCCCGCACGACGAATTAAAGGCCAGCCTCCGCATTCTCCGCATACGTTCCAGGGATCTTGCCAGGAACAACGACTACGCGAAACGATATTTCAAATTAGTAAAGACAAACGTTTGTGGCCATCGTGGAATAGCGATGCAGAGCAAAGTTATTGAAAGCGACGGCCCTGACAAATACGCAAACGGTGTTATTGAATCAGCGTGGAAAGATTGGGGAAAACCTGGGAACTGTGATGTTACCGGGAAACTTTCAAAGATTGATTGGCAGAAATTATCAATTGAATCCCTTATCCGTGACGGTGAGGTTTTAATCAGAAAATATCAAGGTCGGAAACACGGAAAATATCAATTCAAAATACGGTTTCTTGATCCTGACCTGCTTGACGAAGAATACAACAAAGACCTGAAGAACGGCAGCCGTATTGAAATGGGTATCGAGTATAACGATTTTGGTGCTGCAACTGCTTACCATATTTTCAAAAAACATCCTTCCAAAAGTTTAACATCCAGAGAACGAGAAAGAGTACCCGCCGAACAAATCATACATGCGTATGACCTTGAGCGAGCAGATCAGGGGCGTGGTGTGCCTTTTATGGTTTCCACCATGCTCCGACAAAAGAATTTAGCAGGATACGAAGAGGCAGAGGTTGTGGCCTCCCGTATTGGTGCTTCAAAGATGGGCTTCTTTACTTCTCCAGATGGTGATTCATACAATGGAGACGACACAGAAGATGGCGTCAAGATTTCAGAGGCAGAGCCAGGAACCTTTGAACAGTTGCCAGACGGTGTGCAGTTTCAGGAATGGAACCCAACACACCCTACAACAGCATTCAAAGACTTTGTTAAAGCCACCCTCCGCGGTATCGCATCAGGGTTGAATGTGTCCTATGTGGATCTTGCAAACGATCTGGAAGGCGTTTCTTACTCTTCAATCAGAAAAGGCGAGCTCTTAGACCGTGACAATTGGCGCATGTTGCAAACTTGGCTGATTGAGCATATCTGCACCCCTATTTTTGAGGCATGGCTTGAAAACGCACTAATGAGTCAGGCTATCAATCTCCCATTACGCAAATACGACAAGTTTAATGCCCCATCATGGCAACCGCGAGGCTGGTCGTGGGTTGATCCTCAGAAAGAGGTCAGGGCGAACATGGAAGCGGTTAAGTGCGGTTTCAAGTCCGTTTCCGATGTGATTATAGAACAGGGCAAAGACCCTGAAGAGACTTTTGCAAGGCTGGCAGAGGATAAGGCGCTGGCCGAGAAGTACGGGTTGATTTTAAACACAGTTTTGGAAGAGGTAGAGAACGATGAATATTAGCGAAATAGAAAACAAAGAACTGAGAAGATCAGTCGCAATTACGAGAGAGTCCGTAAACGAAGACGAAAGAACTCTTGAGATTGCCTTTTCTTCTGATGTTCCATATCGCCGCTGGTTCGGCGATGAGATTTTATCGCATGAGAAAGACGCTGTTGATCTTGGATTTCTGGCAAGTGGACGCGCTCCGCTGTTGGCAGACCATGACCATACTGACGTTATTGGAGTCATTGAAAAAGCCTGGATAGACAAAGATCGAAAAGGTCGAGCTTTGGTTCGCTTTGGAAAAAGCGCACGTGCTGAGGAGTTTTTTCAAGACGTAGTGGACGGAATCCGCGCCAATATTTCAGTTGGATACACGGTAAGCAAGTGGGAAGTGGACGAAGAACCAGAAACACCAGTTTACACAGCTACGAAGTGGACTCCTTTGGAAAACTCGCTGGTAAGTATCCCGGCAGATGTCTCCGTGGGGGTTGGCCGATCAAAAGAAGAAAAACCAATTATTGAGGAATTAAAAATGTCTGAAAATATCGTAGTAGAAGAGAAAAAGCCTGAAATCAATGTTGAACAGATCACCCGTGACGCACAGGCAAAAGAAGTTTCCCGTATTCAGGAAATCAGTGCAATCGGTGAAAAGCGTGGCTTTAAAGATGAGGCCGCCAGTTTCATCAGAGACAATAAGTCTGTGAATATGTTTCGTGACTTTGTTTGGTCAAATGAAGAAAACGCATCGAAAAAAGAAGTTGTTGAAGTTGTTGAAAATAAGGACATCGGCCTTTCTGAGAAGGAAGCAAAGTCTTATTCGCTGCTTAAAATGCTTCGAGCACAGCTTGACCCCCGTAACTTTTCCAAAGATGCAGAGTTTGAGATTGAATGTTCTCGCGCTGCCGCAGAGAAAAACGGTACAGCCCCCCGTGGCCTGATTGTCCCTACTGATGTTTTGAAAAGAGATTTGTCGGTCGGAACAACTACCGCTGGTGGTCATCTTGTCGCAACTGACCTCTTGTCAGGGTCTTTTATTGATGTGCTTCGCAATCTGTCCGTTGTTATGGGCATGGGCGCAACCACATTGACCGACCTTGAAGGAAGTATCGCTATTCCTCGTAAAACATCTGGTTCTTCTGCTGGTTGGCTCGCAACGGAAGGCGCAAATGCTGCACAAAGTGAACCTGCATTTGACCAAGTAACCATGAGCCCCAAAACTCTTGGTGTATACGGAGAAGCAACCCGTCAACTCCTGATGCAATCAAGCATTGATGTTGAAAACATGCTTCGTGCTGACCTTGCCGCTGGAATGGCTACTGCTATTGATCTTGCCTCTCTTTATGGAACTGGATCATCTGGCCAGCCTAAAGGCGTAAGTTTGCAGACCGGAATTAATGCCCCGGCTGCCTTTGCTGCTGCCGTTCCTACTTATGCTGAAGTTGTTGCAATGGAAAGCGCGGTTGCTGTTGATAACGCACTCCTGGGAACCCTTGGCTATGTAGTTGAACCTGCAATGCGCGGCAGTATGAAGACAGCAGAAAAATTCTCTGGAACAGGTCAGCAGATTTGGGAGCCAGGTGGAACCCTTAATGGATATACCGCTGGTGTAACTAAGCAGATTACCTCTGGAGATATATTCTTCGGTAACTGGGCTGATATTCTTATCGGCATGTGGGGCGGCCTTGATATCTTGGTCGATCCTTACAGCAATAGTCTGGCGGGTACTGTTCGCATCGTATGCCATCAGTCAATTGACATCGCGGTAAGGCATCCAGTTTCTTTCGCATTCAATAATGACACTGCTGCATAATGTTGACGACTAAAAGCGCGGGGGGGCTTGTTGGCCCTCCTGTGTCACAAAACGAGGTCAATACCGTGAGAGTCAAAATAACTTCAGGCACCGTTGCTGATGGGAAAAGATACAAGGCTGGCGAGATTGTAGAGGTTCAGGAACACACTGGGCGACAACTGCTTTCTTTTAGAAAAGCCGTTCCTTGTGAAGATGAACCCAAAAAGCCGACAGCCAGGAAGCCGAAAACGACAACTCGTAAAAAGGCTAAGTAATGTTTGAGGAAGATTTCAGCGTATTTACTAACACTGACGACTTTGGCGTTGTGGCTACGATCGGCGCAACGACAATAAGCGGGGTTTTTGATAACGAATACATCGAAACCGAGTTCAACGGTATCCCTGTAGCCGGGGAGCACCCTGTGTTTGGATGCGCTGAATCTGAACTTCCAGCATACACCTATGGAACCGATATCACGATCAACTCAACAGTTTATAAGGTTCGTAATTGGCAACCAGACGGAACGGGCTGGATAACTCTAATTTTGGAAAAACCATGAAATACATAAAAGGTTCAGTTGTAACAATCACACCGGATCAAGCGGCAAAGCATGGAGGCAAGCTACGGCTCGTTGACATGAAAGCCAGCAAGTACCGGGTTGAAGAGACTTTCGAGGAAAAACCTAAAAAGGTGAAGAGTGTCACACGTAAGACAACAGATAAGGGATAAATTCGTTTCCTTGGTAACAGGGCTTACGACTACAGGCGACCGAGTTTATAAAAGCCGCCTCTATCCTTTGCGTGACGAAAACCTTCCGGGCTTGTGTGTGAGCGCTGGAGTTGAAGATAACGGGAACGACGATGAAGAAAACGTTGAAACGATTCAACGTAGGAGCCTTGAGGTTGTAATAGACGCAAGGGTCAAAATCGTTGAAGGGCTCGATGATAAGCTTGATACGATATTGGCAGAAGTCGAAACGGCAGTTTTTGCAGATCGTTTTTTGGGTAATCTTGTCGCCTCCCTTGATCTTGAAACAGTAGATCCAGAATTGTCAATAGAACAGGAACAACCAGTGGGAATCTTACTAATTATTTTTAAGGTGCAATACCTCACCGAAGAGGGCGTACCGGAAACAGTACTTTGAGGAATTATAAATGTCTAACACAATAGCAAGAACAAGAAATCAAAAGGTTTTTTGTGTAAAAGAAACGACAAAAGGGACACTTGTTTTTCCAGCGAGTGCGAACCTTGTCGTCGCCGCAGGTTACTGCACCGTAAATCAACAGGCTTCTTTCTCTGATTCAGAAGAGATTGAGGAAAGCCGTGACGTACTTGAACGATTTCAGGATAGATTTTCTCCAGGCGCTTGGACTGTCCCGATGTATTTAAGACCTTCTGGAACTGCTGGCGATGCCCCCGACGGTGATGTGCTTTTTGAGTGCCTTATGGGAACAAAAACCATAAACGCAGGGACGTCAGTTGTCTACTCTCAGGCCATCGCGAAAGACTCTTTTTCTCTCTGGTGCAAGAAAGGTCACACTATCTTTTGGGCTCGCGGTTGTACCGTGAACAAATCAGATTTGGCGCTTTCGACATCAGGTGGCGCACGTTGCGACTTCTCCGGTGAGTTTATGGAAATGGGCTGGGCTGGAACCGACCAAATCAATGGCGCTCTCTCGATAAGTGGCACCGCGATTGTCGTTGATGATGCCAAGAAGTTCACCGTTGGTGCTTATGTAGAATTTGAAGAGGCTGGAACCACATACAACAACACAGACGCAGGGTATCAGGTCACAGCGGTTGATATAGCCACCGAGACTATCACGATAGGAACAGGACTTGAAAGCGCTCTCGCTGATGACTCTACAATTAGGGGTTTCCTTCCAACTGGCACAAAAGTAGGGACACCGCTCGAGTCACGAAAAGGGAAGGCTCAATTCGCTGGCGTAGATACTCCAGTGCAATCAATGTCAGTTTCAATTAACGATCCAGCGCAAATGCTGGCCGATGAAATCACAACAACAGATTATCCAGAAGACTATGCGGAGGGTGTCCGTGACTTGTCAGGTTCTCTTGCTATCTACTTCAGAGAAAATGACCTTGCGTACTTCTATGATGGTCAAAACTCAAATCAACAGGCATTGACTATGGTAGTTGGTGATACTGCTGGCTCAATTGTGACTGTATCAATGGCACAGTCAGAACTTGAAGTGCCAAGCGTTGCAGAAGCCGATCCAACGGTTGCACTAAATATGCCGTTCAAAGCCCTCGGAAATGCTGGTGAAGATTCAGCAACCATTACTTTTACTTAATCAGGAATAATATGCTCAAGCACGAAGAGATTAAAGCGTCTTTTGATGGTTTTACCGTATCGGAGATAAACGCTGAAGATTCTGCAATGGTTCGCGACAAAGTAAAAGCGGACAATCCAGACATGGGAGTTGCGGGGTTTATTGTTGCAGTGAGTTCGGTGCTTTTTGTGCGCCGCGTAGAAGCATGGCCTTATTCTGAAGAGTGCAACGACGAGAATAAAAAGGTTTTCTACAAAGGGTACAAAGTAAAGGCCGATGAAGTGCTGGCCAAAGCAGAGGACAAGATTAAGGAAAAGCGCGAGGAACTCCTGGGAAACTTGTTAGCTGGTGCAACTGGCACCTGAAGCATGGCAGGGTAGAGAGTTGTGAGGCATGTCACAAAAACTTTAACGACTCTCCGCCTTGTGATGAATGTCCCAAACCCGGCGAACCCGGCGAACCAGTATTGCTTGCACCGGAACACATAAAAGCACGTAAGGCTTGGGGTTGGTGTAGTTCTTACGGAAGAGAAGACACCAGCCACAAACTACGGATAGAGGCTATCTTGAGCTCTGTTACCTCCATTGGCGGCACAATTGGCGATGTGTCAAAAGTCACCGATTACTTTGAACCTATTTTTCAAAAACTAAATGGCAAACAGTAACGTCAGAGTTGTGATAACAGGAGACAACAAGGGACTGAAGAAGTCCTTTGTTGAGTCTGAAAAAGTTGTCAAAACGTCAACTTCCAACATGACCGACACCATAGTAGGTGCAGGAAAGGTAATGGGCGCGGCTTTTGCTGCCGTTGGAACGGCACTCTTGGCAAAAGACATTGTTATGCTCGCCGATGAGTATACAAATCTCAATAGTCGTTTAAAACTAGTTTCTGAAGGGTCAGAAGGCTTGGCCGAGCTACAGCGCGATCTTTTTGAAATATCCCAAGAAACTGGAACAGCTTACAAAGTAAATGCTGCTTCATATGCAAAACTAGCCCTCTCTCTCCAAGAACTCAACGTTTCACAGGCTGAAATGTTGGGGATTTCAGAGCTTGTAAACAAATCACTAATAGTGTCTGGGGCAAGTACAGAGGAAGTCTCCTCTTTCACCCTGCAATTCACGCAAGCAATGGGCTCTGGTGTCCTCCAGGGCGAAGAATTTCGCGCGATGATGGAGTCGAACTCTTATTTCGGTGCTCGATTAGCGAAGGCTCTTGACACAGATATTGCCGGGCTTCGCAAGATGTCAAAAGAGGGACTGCTGACGACTGATACTCTCAGAAAAGCATTCCCTGACATGGCAAGCGAGGTTGATGAGGCTTTTGCTGAAATGCCAATTACTATTGCTCGCGCCATGCGAGAGATGTCGAACTCGTTCGGTATGGTTGTAGATGGTGCAAATCAGGCAAGTGGCGGCACAACAAGCATCGCTGAAGAGTTCCATGAATTAGCGGAAACCATAGAGGATAATAAAGAAGGAATAATCATCTTTTTTGGTGCGCTACTGTCAGGCGCTTCTCAAGCTGTTGAAGTCGTTGCAAACTTGGGACAGTCCATGGCAGGTTGGGCGGCGGTCGGTGATGGGCGTTTGTCCATCTTAGAATTTGCAGTAATGGATGCTGAAGAACTGCAAGAATGGCTTGGACTAAATAACTCTGAATTAGCTGGACTGAATCACCAGATCGAAGTCTCTCGGGGCAACATCAGAGTGCTTGCTGATAGTTTTGCGATTTCTCCTGCCGCAAGGAAAGAGCGTAGTGAGGCAATAGCAAAAGAAAAAGATCACATTGCGGTTCTTAATAAAAAGAAAGCCATGGTTATAGCCATGGGCTCAGCCATCGAGGACACGTATACAGAGCAAGGAAATCAAACAGCGGCAACAGAAAAGCAGACCAAGGCAGACGAAGAACAGGCTAAAGTAATAAGAATAGTTACTGATGAGCGATACACAGCCCTTCAAATGTCCAAAGAGTTGTCCAGGGAGTCTGCTAAAGCACTGGAGGAGGAAGCCCAGGAAGCAAAGAGACTGGCAGGAGACAGAGCAACCGCATATCGGGATATGTTTAACGATATGGAAAACAGTGCTCAAGACAATTTCGACCACCAACTTGGTTTACTCAACCAACAAAGGACTGAATACCAGGCGTTAAAACTCGATCAGTTAAAGATAGACGAATGGTATCATGCTGAAGTTTCAGACTTAGAAGATGAAAGACTGTTACGGACAGGAGATTTCTTTGACGGTGTAAGGCTTTATCTTCAAGAATCAGAAGAAGATTTTAAGTCTTGGGCAGAAAGAAGCTACGAGGCAACGGCAGGGCTGGTGGACGGCATGGAGTCCACTCTTGGCGATTGGCTGGGTAATGCCTTAATGGGCAAATTCGACAGTATGGGTGATGCTTGGGACGCTCTCTGGACAGGTATGCTCCAAACTGTAGTAGACACGGTGGCACAAATGGCCGCCGAGTTTGTAGTAGACACGGCGGTGAGCGCTTTCTTTCATAGTGGTACTTGGGGTTTGGCTGCTGACGAATATAGAGCAGTATTACAAGCGGGTGAAATAGTTGTTCCCAAAGCTGAATCTGACCAAATTAGAGACAATTTAGGGTCCCAAAGTGACTTTGAGGGACTTGTCGGTTTAACAGATGAGGCCCAAGAAGCAGCCTCGACAGCATCGCCAGCGGGTGTGAGCGAATACGGCAGGGTTGGTGGTGGGGTTGGTGCAGTAGCGGGGCATGTCGCCGTTGGTGTTAGTGGTGTAGTAACACCCGGTGCAAGGACGGCTGGACGCGCAATCGGGGGGAAGATAGGCGAAGCCCTTGCGGAAAAAGCGGCTGATGCACTTGGTGTGCGCTCAATGGAGGGAATACGGGATGCTTTAGAGAATGGATTGATTGACGAAACAGAAGCACAGTCCTTTAGGTCAGCAGCAAAACAAGCTGATCCTGAATTCGGAAAAAACTCGCTAACAGGGCTACTTGACACGTTAAATGCGATTGATGCAAAAATGTCAAGGACAATTGATGTCATCATGTCACCCATTGAAGAGGCATTTTCAAACATGGCTATGAGTGGTACTGCTGGACACGAGGCGGAAGCAAGGGAGACAGTAGATAGTATTGACGCAGATCCCTATGGCCTTGGCCAGGGGGAGGGCGGCGACCATGGTTCTGGCGTGGAAGGCACTGGAACAGACATGGGGAACCCTGGTTCAGATATGGGCAACATGGGTGATGACCCAGGTGATATGGCGGCCCGCTATGGTGGTATCTTTTCCGGCCCAGATCAGGGCTATCCTGTAGAACTACACA